AAAAATCTCGGGGTTATATCTAAGTTATGTGATGTAAATATTACAAATAAACCTAAAAGGATTAACCATGAGCAAAAAGGACGAGGTTAAATCCACGTCTGAGCGTGGGGAATCTAAATTAACCGATAAGCAAAAGCGGTTTATTGAAGAGTATCTTGTTGATTTGAATGCAACACAAGCAGCAATAAGAGCTGGGTATAGTGCCAAGACGGCGGATGTCCAAGGTGCTCAGAACTTAGTAAAACTTAAGGGTTTTATTCAAGAAGAACAAAATAAACGATCTGAGCGTGTTCAAATAACACAAGATGAGGTAATCCGCCGTTTATTAGAAAATGCTGATATTGCCTCCGGTAAAAAACCGATCGTCTTAACTCAGACGCGCAAAACTGAGGACGGAAAAATTATTGGCGATGATGTAGCTCAATTCGTTTATGAGCCCTCAAGTGTAAACAAGGCACTTGAATTGTTAGGTAAACACCTTGGCATGTTTAAGGATAAGGTTGAAGTTTCTGGTTCAATGACAAATCAGAATATCAACATGAGCAAGGATGAGTTCAAAGAAATTGCCAAGGGGCTTTTAGAAGAGGTTTAAATGCGCAAGTTCAGTGATGAAGAAAAGTTTGCCGCCTCAGAATTGGCAAGAACAGACTTGTATTTTTTCACTCGCTGGATGTTCTTGCAGAAGCGCGGGTATGCTTGGCTAAAAGCCCGTCATCACAAGTTGATTTGCGATGCTTTAATGCGAGTGTTTAAGGGGGATACCAAACGTCTGATTATCAATATTCCTCCACGCTACTCCAAAACAGAAATTGCTATTGTGAATTTTGTGGCTTGGTGTTTTGGTTGCGTTCCGGATTGCGAATTTATCCACGCCTCTTATTCCTCTACTCTTGCTGTTAACAATAGCGCAAATATTCGATCTTTGATTCAGCATGAAATCTACAAAGAGATATTCCCTAATGTTGAGCTTGATAGCGAAGCCAAAAACCACTGGACGACCAGCCAAGGCGGGGTGTTTTATGCAACCGGTGCGGGCGGTACCATTACTGGCTTTGGTGCCGGCAAGCAGCGCGATGGTTTTGGCGGCGCGATACTGATCGATGATCCACACAAGGCTGATGAGGCTCGCTCTGATGTCATGCGACAAAACGTTATTGATTGGTTTCAGAATACGGTAGAAAGCCGTAAGAATAACCCGAAAAACACGCCGATTATTGTCATAATGCAACGCCTACACGAAAGCGATCTTGCAGGGTGGTTACTTGGTGGCGGGAATGGCGAGGAATGGGAATTGTTAAAACTCCCTGCTATTCAAGAAGATGGAAGCGCCTTATGGCCTGAAAAGCATGATATTCAAACATTGCGCCAAATGGAAAAGACGGCGCCTTATATGTTTGCCGGGCAATATCAGCAAAACCCATCGCCTTTAGAGGGTGGCGTGTTTAAGCCGCACAAAATCGAAATTATCGAGGCTTTTCCAGCACAAAGCATTAAATGGTGCCGAGGTTGGGACTTAGGCGCGACTGTTGGCGGCGACCCTACAGCGGGTGTGAGACTTGGTAAATGTTCCGACGGTTCTTTTATTATTGCCGATTTAGTTCATGGCGACGTTGGGCCGGATGAACGAGATTCAATGCTGAAAAATACAGCGCCTCTAGACGGATTATCGACAACAATCAGCATTCCTCAAGACCCTGGGCAGGCAGGGAAAACTCAAGCCTTATATTTAACTCGCATGCTTTCCGGTTTTGTCGTTAAAACCAGTCCTGAGAGTGGGGATAAGATTACACGGGCCGAACCTTTTGCCGCCCAGGTTAATGTCGGAAATGTGAAAATGCTTAAAGGCGCATGGAACCAAACTATTATTAATGAAATGCGCTTATTTCCTAACGGAAATCATGATGACACGATAGACGCTTGCTCAAGAGCTTTTGCTGAATTGGTCAGCGCGCCAACCTCTTACTTTGGATAATGATTATGTTTGGATTTGGAAAGAAAAAAACAGTGGAGAAAGTTGAGATAGAAGAATCTCATTCATTTTTTGATGGTAAAGAAATGGTTTCTCAACATCAAAGTTGGTTTTTCCTGGATAGATTAAGTGATATTGTTTCAAAAAATAATAATCAATATCCTAATTCAGGCGACTCCGCACAAGATAGTAATGAAATTTCACCATTAAAAATGAAATTATCTCCACCTGAGAGTATTAGTGTTCAACTCGCTAACTGGTATGCTTCAAATTCATTTATTGGGCATCAAATGTGTGCAATCCTTGCGCAAAATTGGTTAATTAACAAAGCCTGTTCCACTCCTGCAAGAGATGCTACAAGAAATGGCTACGACATCATTTCTACTGATGGCACGGAAATTCCTGATGAAACCATTAAAGCGCTCCAAAAATTCGATAAGAAATATCGTTTACGTTGGAATTGTGAGCAATTTGTCCGAATGGGGCGAATTTTTGGTATTCGGATAGCTTTATTCAAGATTGAAAGCGAAGACCCTAATTTCTACGAAAAGCCATTCAATCTGGATGGAGTAACCGAAGGTAGTTACAAAGGCATTGTTCAGGTCGATCCGTATTGGTGCGTACCTATGATTGTCGGCAGCGAGTTATCCGATCCTTCCAATATTCATTTTTATGAACCTACTTTTTGGCAGATTGGTGGTAAAAAATATCACCGTTCTCATTTAATTATTTTCCGTAACAGCGAAGTGCCTGACATTTTAAAACCTATGTATCAGTACGGTGGGCTTCCTGTTCCTCAATTAATCATGGAGCGCGTTTACGGCGGAGAAAGAACAGCATCAGAATCTCTTAACCTTGTTATGTCAAAGCGTACTACGGTTTGGTTGACTAACATGGCTAAATTCATGGCGGACGTAGAAAATAACGCTGAACGTCTGAAATTATGGGTTAGCAATAGAGATAACAACGGCATAAAACTTGGTGACAAAGACGGCGATCAGATACAGCAATTTGATACTGCTCTAAGCCAACTTGATGACGTCATTATGACGAATTATCAATTGGTGGCGGCCGCATCAAATGTTCCTGCGACAAAACTTCTCGGTACAACGCCAAAGGGTTTCAATTCTACCGGTGAAGGTGAAGCCAAAAATTACCATGAGGAATTAGAGAGCTTGCAAGAACACGACTTAACAGAATTGGTGGAGCGACACCATAAGCTTGTAATGAAGTCGGAAGGTTTACCACTGATTGAAACAACGATCAATTGGCGTCCAGTAGATAGTCCAACAGCGCAAGAAATTGCAGAACGAAACAAACTCAAGGCGGATACTTATTCCGCCTTAGTTATGTCTGGGGCCATTGATGGAGAGGATGTTCGTTATCGTATTGCGTCAGATCCTGATTCCGGTTTTCACGACATGGGCGAAAGACAAAGCGAGGTCGAAGATAACTTGCTTGAACAGTTGGGGATAACAGATGAAACAATCCAAGCCATCAACAACCTTGAGCAAGGGATTAATAAAGAAACAAAATAGCATTGAAGGTAAACCGCTACTTGTAAGCGCTTCAACCTGTGAGCAGTATGCAAAAAGCATTACGGCAGCGATCAAGATTCTACATCAAGAAATAAGCCGAGAGGTGTCAAATCGCTTTACTGTTTATGCCCAAGATGGGGATTTGCCAGAAGGTGGAAATTTAATCTCACAACTTCGCATCTTGTTTAATCAACTACTGAAAAAATATAACCCTATTTTTTCATTGTTGGCCAAAAAGGCCACGGAGCGGATGATCGACCGAGTATTAAAAAATTCATCCTCTACGTTAAAAATGAGTTTAAGAGAGATGGGTAGTGATTTGGCGGTTAAAACTGACTTTATAAACAGTGACGTGAAAAATATTGCACAAATTGCAATGATTGAAGCTGTTGGGCTAATCAAGATCATTCCGCAGCGATATCTTTCGGATGTTCAAAAAATCGTGTTTGAATCCGTTACTACAGGAAAAGGTGCGAGTGATTTGAAAAGGTCACTTGAGAAATATTATCAAGGCAATAAAAGACGTGCAGAATTGACCGCACTTGACCAAACCCGCAAAGTCTATGCAAATATTCAGTCCGCTAAGCTCAAATCATTAGGTGTAAAAAAATTCCAATGGATTCATTCCGGTGGTGGTAATGAGCCGCGTCAGTTACACGTCGATATGCATGGGAAGGTGTTTGATTTTGACGATCCGCCATTTATCGGCGTGATGTATGGTGAGAGAGTGCATGGGCTACCTGGCACATTACCAAATTGCCGTTGTTTGATGAAGCCGATATTCGAATTTGAGAGTGAAGAAAATGATTAATTTTACAACAAAACAAATCGCCAGAATTGATGGCTTGATTGCCCGCCTTAATGTGTTTGCAATGGATGATAAATGGATTACTGTAAAGCCTAACGGAGAAGAGGGGAAAGGGGCTCACGTTAAAATTGACGATGAAGGGCGTGTTATTGCCGGTATGGGCGGGAAGTTCAAAGGTGAAAAGATTAATGAAGTTCGTAAGGATTTCAAAGGACCTAAAACGCCATCACGAGAAACATTGGATAAATCTCGAGTCAAACAAGAACAAGGTGATATTACCAAATCAACTGTAGATAAACCAACATCTAAGGCATCTTTTGAGAAAGAAATAAAAAAGATTATCAATCATCAAAGAAATACAGAAGGCACAAGAGATTTCTCCAAAGTTGATGATGAAAAAGCCATTGGATTTGCGCACTCAATAAGACGCATGAATAACATAAAGAGATTCTCTAGCACAATTGAGAACCTAAGAAAGATAGTGGAAAACAGTGCTTGGAATCGTGTGGGCGTTTACACCAGAGGTAGCGGAATTGAAGATCCTGAATCTCTTGAAAGAGCCGGATTGATGATTGAGGATAGAAGTAAAAATGACACTTACAAACTAACCGAAGCGGGCGCCTACATTGTTAGTGAAGCATTAAGACTTAGCGATAAAAACTCAGAAATTCCTACTAATAAATTAAATACCGAATTATCCAAAGTATCATCAGAAATTGAGAGCAGTATTAAAGGAGATAGCATTGATCGTCTAAACAAGACAGCCACGATGCTTTTCAATAAGTACATAGATAAATCTATTCCTGAAAATATCCGGAAAGAATACGGGAGGTTAAGGAATCAAGTATTAGAGAGAATATATGAGCTTAAGGGGGGATTTGTTAGTTCAGTTGAAGGACGTTCTCAGATCGAAACAGAAAAAGCAAGAGAGATCTACAAAAAGCTAACCTCCCAAATGACTAAGGAGGATATTGACTATCTTGAATCTCAGAAAAATGCTAAACAAGCTGGGTTTTGGATTGGACTTCAAGATTATACGCCATCGCAAGCCCTATCAATTATTAAGTCTAACGAAGAAGCCCGTAAACACACAGAAAATCTATTGGCGGAAGAGGATAGATTAAAGCAAGAATATCTATCATCTCTTCCTGATAAGATAGAGAGAGGCAAACAATTCAAAGAGGAACCACCTTTACCGAAATGGTATGCTGATATTCGTAGTACTCATAATAACCCCTATTGGAACGGAAAATTCTACGATGGCAAGAAGAAGGGTGAACACAGAATTTATGTTTCAAATAAGGAATACAAGATTTCTGATGAGCAAAAGGCAGAGCTTGAAAAGCACATGAAAGATTATTCTGACTTTAAGGCTGCCGAACGCTCTGAAGCGACTTATTTGAACGTTCCTTATGAGCAACGTGAAACGGCTAAAAAGCATGGTGCGAAATGGGACCCAAATAAAAAGAAATGGTATTTGCCGTCAGGAGTTGAAGCGCATAGTGAGTTAAATAAATTTATGCCTAACTACACTCCCCCTCCGGTCGAAAAGCCTAAACAGGAGTTTCATACAGCTCCTGCTGTTGAGAATAAGGCGGATATTAATTCAATGTCTGAATCTGAACTCAAATCGCACATCATTAACTTGCATAAACGGCGTAAGCAATATCAGAACATCGTTAATGAAGGTGGTGAGGGATATAACCCTTACGATAGCCAAATTTCAGTGGCAAGCAAAACATACACAAGACGTTTTGAGCCTGAGAAGCAAGCCTTATTCGATCGTATTGATGAAGGACGAAGACAGGAAAGACTTCAAAGAATGAAAGAGCTTGAAGAAAAAATTGAAAGAAACGGAGGCTGGTATCCTGATTAATTATGGATTATTTAGATGAAACATTCGCAGGCGACTGCGATGATCCGAAAAATTACCCTAACGCCACCGCCGAAGATAAGCGGGAGTTTGATAAAAATGGTTGGTTCGAAGTGAAGAATAACCCCCTCAGTAAAGAGGGGGTTTTTCAATATAAGGGGGCAAGTATTCGCCTTCCTGATGGTACGCAACCGCCAGATCTTGAAAAACTCTATTGGGTGTATCGCCCAGCCGAGGAATTGAGTAACGAAGAAGCAATTAATAGCTTCAAGTTAGTTCCTTGGGTGGACGATCACACGATGTTGGGTAGTGAGCATATCGGAATGACACCGGCAGAGCGCAAAGGCGTAAGCGGCGTTATTGGTGAAGATGTGTATTTTAAAGACGGCGTGCTATACGGAAACATTAAAGTGTTTTCTGAAGCATTGGCGAGAAAAATTGAGAACGGTAAAAAAGAGCTTTCACTTGGCTATCGTTGTCGTTATGAGCATAGCCCCGGTGTGTGGAACGGTCAACCATATGACTACATACAGCGGGACTTACGCGGGAACCACTTAGCGCTTGTTGAAAACGGGCGTATGGGTGGCGATGTTCGAGTATTAGATCACGATGATACGAACCTTGGACAAATTAACTTTACTTGTGATTCCTTAATGGAGAAAAAACAAATGAATTTAGAAGAACTAATGGAGCTACTTCGTGATTTAACGCCCGAAGAAATGGAAACGTTAAGCGCCAAGATTGCAGAGTTAAAACAACCGCAAGGTGATGGCGAAGAAGACCCTAATGCCGGAGAAAATCCTAATGGTGATGGGGGAAATGCCGATCCGGAAAACCATCAAGAAGGTGATGATTTAGACCTAATCGACAAACTTATTGCCGTGGTTGAAAAACTTTCCGAACGCGTAGCAAATCTTGAAGGCAGACAACCTAAAGCCGGCGATAGTGGTGATGATAAAGGAAATGGAGAAAATCCAAACGATCAAGAAGAAGGTCAAGGCATGGATGCAAATGAAGTTTCAAAATTGGCAATGAAAAAAATTGCCGATCGAAACAAATTGTATAGCCAAGTTTCCAACTTTACCGGTGCATTCGATTGTTCCGCAATGGATGAAGCGGAAGTGGCGGCTTATGGTTGTAAAAAGTTAGGCTTAAAAGCACCTAAAGGAATGGAACTAGCTGCAATTAATGGTTACATGAAAGACCGCACCCCGGCTAATAAACAGAAAGTGGTTGTCGCTACCGATGGCGCCGATTCTTCTTTCTTAGATGGTCAATTAACTAAATAAATAAAGGTAAATAACTATGGCATTTCAACGTGAAGTCGGTATTGCACAAGGTTTCGGCGTTCCAGGTGATATTCATCTTGATTCCCCTACTCGTGCAGAAAATCTTTTAATTAACTCAAGCGGAAAGAAAAACGTTTACGGTTATGCATTCACCAAAGATGCAACAACAAACGTAGCTCAAGTTGGTGGCACCATTGCGAGCGGTAAAGTATTTGCCGGTATTTTGGCAAACCCTAAAGAAGCCGTATTGCACGGCACGGAAAATGGGAATTTAGAGCCAACATTAACGGTGCCGGACTTACAGCGCGGTGATTTCGTGACAATGGGGGATGTGGTGGTTCATGTCACAACCAAGTGCAATATCGGCGATTTGGTTGTGTATGACACA